ATCTATTGTTACGGCAGGAACAGTTGTTTCTCAGTATATTAGATATCCTAAAGACCCTAATTGGACGTATGCTACATTAAATGCAGGAGAACCTTTGTTTGATGAGTCAGCATCTGATTATCAAGACTTTGAGCTACCTTTATCAGATCAAGTTAATCTTATAAACAAAATATTGCAATACGCAGGTATGTCAATACGAGAAATAGCACTAACTCAATTTGGTCAAGCGGAAGAACAAATGGACGATAAACAACAAGGATAAGACATGGCATATATAACAGATTATCAGTACTATGAAAACGGAGGATTAAATCCTGAAGATGCTAATTGGGGTTCGTATCAATACATATCTTTAAATGATATAGTAAATAACTTTATGGTTATGTATGTTGGAAACGACAAACTAATTAATAATGTTGAGAGGTATAACATTGTGTTCCATGCAAAGAGAGCTATACAGGAATTAAACTATGATTCTTTAAAAGAAATTAAGATACTTGAATTACAAGTTTGTGATACATTAAGATTTGTATTGCCAAAAGACTATGTTAATTGGGTTAGAATATCAATGTATAGAGATGGAACATTGTTTCCATTGACTGAAAATATTCAAACTAATTGGAGTGACGCATACTTGCAAGATAATAATTGCAGAATTTTATTTGACCAAGATGGTAATGTTTTAAAACCTGAAAACTCTACATTAGACATTAATAGAATAACAGGTAGCAATAAAACTATATACCTAAACCAACAAAGCCCATACAATGGACAAGAGGGTTATTTTTATAATGGCCTATGGTATTTTGAATATCCTGTTGGAGCTAGATATGGTTTAAATACAGAGACAGCAAACGCTAACCCTACGTTTAAAATAAACAAAAAAGGAGGTGTTATTAACTTTAGCTCAGACATGGCAGATGAGTTGGTAGTTCTTGAGTATGTATCTGATGGAATGGAGAATGGAGACGACTCTGAGATAAGCGTAAACAAGCTATTTGAAGAGTTTGTATACTCCTATATGAAGTATGTAATACTATCAAGTAAGTATGGAGTGCAGGAATACATCATAAACAGGTCTAGAAAAGAGAAATCAGCGCTTCTAAGGAACGCAAAACTTAGATTGAGCAATATACACCCAGGAAGATTATTAATGAATCTAAGAGGTCAAAACAAGTGGATAAAATAATATGGCTAAGATTCAAAAGAATTTCATAAAAGGGCGAATGAATAAAAGCGTTGATGAACGATTAGTTCCTCAAGGTGAATACATTGATGCTTTAAATATACGACTAGGTTCAAGTGAAGGAAATGAAATTGGAGCTGTAGAAAACTCAAAGGGAAATGAGTTATTAGTACAGGTTAAATTTATGGGGCAACCATTAGGCGAAAAAGCTAAGTGTATTGGAGCTTATGAAGATGGAGCAAACGAAACTATATATTGGTTTATTAACGACCCAACTAATGGTCAATCAAGCGTGACAGGAAAAGTTGATTTAATAGTCTCTTTTAATATTAGATTAGGTTCAATTTTTTATCATGTAATATCTACTTCAGTGTTAAATTTTGATAGTAAATACTTGATAAACGGAATAAACCTAATTGATGGTTTATTGTTTTTTACTGATAATTTAAATCCTCCTAGAAAAATAAATATAGATAGAACTTATTTATCTCCTGTATCTGGGGTAGACAGTGTTACAGAACAAGACATTGGCGTTATATTAGCACCTCCATTAAACTCACCTATTATAGAGCAGTTTAATTTGGGCGGTGATGAAAACTACATGGAAGAATTATTATTAAGTTTTGCATATAGATGGCAATATGAAGACGGAGAGTATTCAGCTATATCTCCATTTTCACAAACTGCATTTAGCCCTGGCCCTTTTAGATTGGATTATAGTACGTTTGACAATAATGCAATGCTTAACACTTTTAATAGTGTAAAAATAACTTTTGAAACAGGCGGTAGAAATGTAATTGCAGTTGATGTTCTTTTTAAATTTTCTACAAGTCAAAACGTAAATGTAATAGAAAGGTTTAAAAAAATAGATGAAGGCTGGTCTGATAATGAATCTAAAGATATTACGTTTACTAATAAAAAAATATTTACAGCATTACCCGCAGAGCAATTACTTAGGTTATTTGACAATGTACCAAGAGTCGCACAGGCACAAACATTAATGGGCAATAGATTAATGTACGGAAATTATGTTGATGGGTATGATGTTGCTAATAGTTTAGGTAAGCAGATAGATATAGACTATGATTTAAATGTTATATCAACTCCGTTAACCTCAGAAGAAATAGAAGCAGATAAATCTCTTGTAATTTACAATATAGGAATATCTAAACCTGTTGATGACGCTAAAATAACAATAGACTTTGGAGGATTAGAGTTAATTGAAGGCGCTCAAATAGGTGTGGAGTTTAATTACAGAGGAAGTCAGTTTAATGGAAGTTCTGATTATGATGATGGAACTCAACCTGAAAATACATTTGTTTTTACATTTTTGTTTAATTTACAAAGAGATTACTCAAGCGTTTTTGATTTAGCTAGTAGCCCAGAATTTGAAATTGCTATAGGAACAGAAAGTTTTGTACCACCTAGCGAATCAAGTTGTTTTGATACTGCTTTAGTGGACGGAACAAGAGGTTCTTCATTAACTGACATTTATAACTGTCAAATAGTAGCTAAAAGCGAATGGGTTTTTGATAAGTTCGGTATAACCGAAACAAATCAAGGGATTGGCATTACAACTTCTTTAGGTAGCGATGAGATAGGATTTACTCTACCTGCTTTAAGATTTCAAAAACTAGATTTAACTGACCCTGAAAATCCTGTTTTTTACAATCCACCAATATTAGCGTATGAGTATATTTCAGCTATAGATGGAGTGGGGTTATATTCTAAAGACGCTTCTAAACAATCATTACACAGTAATAGAGATTATGAGATTGCTATTGTTTATATGGATGAGTATGGGCGTAGCAGTACTGCATTAGTAGACACAGATAATACTGTATTTGTTTCATGCAGTAGCTCAATTAATCAAAACAACATTAGGGTTCAACTAAATAATTTACCTCCTTATTGGGCAACAAAATATAAATTTGTTATAAAAGAATCTGAGGGAGAATACAGAACTGTTTACTCTCAAATATTTTTTTCAGAGGAAGAAACAGGAAATATATGGTTTAAACTTGAAGGAGACAACAGAGACAAAGTAAAAGACAATGATATTTTATATGTAAAAAGAGACACTACAGGAGCTGTGTTAAGTTGTGCTAGCACAAAAGTTTTAGCTTTTGAAAGTCAAATAGAAGATTTTTTATGTCAAAAGAATAGCGATGGCCTGCCTATAGATAGTAGTTGTCAACAACCTGCTGGAACATATATGAAATTAAGGCCATCAGGATTTAATGCTAGTGCGCCAGAAAATTCTAGAATTTCAGAATTTGGTGATGCTAGAGCAGAACTTTTTCCATTTGGTATAATAAAAGATTATCCTGTAGCATCAGTATCTGCTAGCCTTCAAGTTCCAGGTTCAGATCCTGCTACGTTTGAGCCTTACGATATTCCTGCTGGAAGTATTGTTGAGATAAAATTAAATGCAATTAGAAACAATAGAGGTGGTAATTGTCAAAGTCGTGTTTACAAGTACAATAAAACTTTTACAGCAAGCAATAACTATGACAGTTTATACGATTGGGCTGTAGGAGATAATATAGACTTTACAAATGGCGAAGACACTGGAGGTGAGTCAAATGCAATTTCCTTTGATCAAACTATATATCCCTATCCTGTAAGCGGTGTTGATGCACCTCCACCACTTAATACAAATCCAAGCCCTAATTCATCAGGGCAAAGTGTTGTATTTTTTCAAAAAGATGAGGAAACAGGGGAACTATATATGTCTTTTGGTTCTGGTACTCCTCCATGTACTGGTTTAACTATTAAGAACTCATTTGTAGACATTGAAACTATAATAACTAGAGCTTCAACTTTGATGATATTTGAGACTGAGCCAATCCCTGCCAATGACGAGTTGTATTACGAAAATGAGCAGACATTTGATATTGTTAATGGGTTTCATTTATCAGGAAGTGAAGATGCTGACCAAGACCAAACAGCTAGTTTACCAGCTATAATAGACTTAACATTTTTTAATTGCTATGTTTTTGGTAATGGTGTAGAGAGCGACAGGGTGTTAGATGCCTTAGTAAAGCCAGCTCTATCACTAGGAGAAAAAGTAACTTCAGTAGCTGAAGAGCAATACAGAGAAATACATCGTTCCTCTGATATAACCTATAGCGGTAACTTTAATCAAGAAACAAACTTAAATAAGTTAAATCAATTTAATTTGGCTTTAGCAAACTTTAAGACATTAGAGACTTCTTACGGACCTATTAGAAAAATGCACGCAAGGCAGACAGATGTACTTACACTCCAAGAAGATAGAGTATCTTATGTTTTAGTTGAAAAGAACTTACTTTCTGATGCGTCAGGAGGTGGAGCATTAACTTCTGTGCCAGAGGTTCTAGGTAAGCAAATAGCTAGGTCTGAAGAGTATGGTATTAGTAATAACCCTGAGAGTTTTTCTTCATATGGTCCTGATGTTTATTTTACAGATGCTAAGAGAAGTAGTGTAATAAATTTAAAAGGAGAATCTAAAGGTGGTATTTCAGACAAGCTTTCTGTTATTTCTCAAGTAGGAATGAGGAGTTGGTTTAGAGATTTATTTATTGATTCTTTTGACACTCAAAAATTAGGTGCTTTTGATCCATACATGAATGAGTACGTATTAAATTCTAATGAAGTATTAATACCTCAAAAAACTGTAAAAAGAAATTGTGGATATACTTTAATTCAAAATGATTCTGAATCTGCTATTTCTTTTGACTTAGACTGCACAACTTTAATTGGAGATGTATCTATTGATTACATAATTTCATCTGCAAATGGAGTAAACATATCTGTTGTTTATAATGGAGTTAGTGTATTAGACACCAACGTACTATCGACAGGAAGTGTTTCTTTTACAAAATCACAAACAAATCCTACTTTAGCGCAGGTTACAATAACACCAATAGGAGTTGCTAGTTACGAAATGACATTTGGATGCCCTCAAGGAGAGCAACTAACAGTTACTCAAATTGTTGTTAATTTTGAAGGAGAAGCGTCAAAAACAACCACAACAAGATATAGATGGGAGTTGGCGGGAGATTCTAGTCCATACAATACAAATTCTATTGTTCTTGATGATGACGGAGTTTCATTATTTCAATCGCAAACAAATCAAGAGTCATTTGGTTCTATACCGACAGAGGGTTCTACTGTTACAATGCAAAGTAGACAAGGAGCAGGTCAGAGTTTTGAGTTTGACCCTGCTAGAGATAAGTTTAAATATTTAGTTTCAAATGTTAAATACACTGAAGCAACTATAAACAATTTACTACCACTATTAAATACAGCCACTCCAATTACAGGTGGTCCGTTGAATTATGAGGCTTCTTTTACATATAACAATACGTTTAATGCTAATTATTTATATCTTGTATGGGATTTTAGAGAAGCAACATCAATTGAATTGTGTTATAACCAAACAAACAAAGTAGATGCGTGTTGTGATTGCGCACCTTAAAAATTAAAAAATAATGAGCTTAGTAAATAAATATATTAATTCAGACGACTTTGACACTGCGACTGGAATTTATAATGATGTTAATTTAACAATATTAGCACCAGATGGATTCTATCAGTCTGGAGGAAGATATAGACAGCAACTACAGGGTGTTTTAGGACCTTCGTTAGCTTGTCCTGATTGTAGTCCTAGGTCATTGTATAGAACAGATGATGAAACTAGTGTTTGTGATAATTACTGTACTAGTTCAGCTTACGCTATGGACACTGAGTTTGCAACAATTCCTGCAAGAGATTATGAAGATTTAACTATTGGAGATGAGATTGTTGGTGGACTAGCGAATAACGGCTTTTACGCTGTTTCTCCATACATAGCAACTACAGGTGCTGATAAAGGTTTATGGAAAATATTGGATATAGAAAACGATATAATAATTAATATTAGTGAATGCGGAGCTACGCAGTGTCAAAACCTATAAAAAACAATGAGAGAAAATTATACTTTAACATATAGTGAGTCTGTAAATGGATGGCCTTCATTTTACAGCTATTTCCCTGATTTTGCTTTGGGAATGAATCAATATTTATATTCTTTTAAGGGTGGTAATCTTTATAGGCATAATACCAATGAAACAAGAAACAATTATTATGGAGTTAATTATGAGTCTACAATAACAGGTGTATTCAATGAACAGCCAACAACTACTAAAGTATTCAAGACCATTGAGCTAGAAAGTGATGATGCCTGGAATTGTGAATTAGTATCTGATCTTGGAGCAGGGTACATGCCAGATAGTTATTTTGTTGAAAAGGAAGGGGCTTTCTTTGCCTTTATAAGAAGACTAGAAGGGGTTGATAATTTAGCGTTAAGGTCAGCTCAAGGAATAGGTACACTTGTAAGTTCAGCTGGAACAGGGCCAGGGCCTATATCAATAACATTTAGTTTTGCTATTGATTCAATAATGAGTATAGGTGATGTTGCATATACAAATTCAATAATTGGACCTGTAGAGATAGGGGTAATAACAACAATAAGTCAAGATAGAAAAACCATTACAATGGCAGCACCCACATATACAGGCGCTGTTCCTGAGTCTTATATATTGTATGTTAAAAATAGCGTTGCTGAGTCTTATGGGACGTTGGGTTACTTCTTGCAGTTTAAACTTAGTAATTCAAATACTAGTGCCGTTGAACTTTTTACTGTTGATTCAGATGCATTCAAAAGTAATCCTTAGTTTTTTGTATCTTTGTTTTAATGAAATTTGAAATAAGAAAATTAAATCAAGAAGATTACGATTCTATTTTAGTTGATTGGTGGAGAGATTGGAGATGGACACCACCAGCAAAAGATTTTTTACCAGAGGATGGTGCAGGAGGTTTTATTGTTTATGATGGAGATATTCCTGTATGTGCAGGATACATTTATTTGACAAACTCTAAGGTGGGTTGGTGTGATTGGGTTATTTCTAATTTTAAATACAAAGACAGGAAGAAAAGAAATATAGCCTTAGTTAAGTTGGTATCAGCATTAACACAGGCTTTGACCATAAATGGTTGCAAATATTCTTATGCCTTAATAAAATCTGATTCACTAATAAATGTTTATAAAGAGATTGGATATAGCGAAGGGGATAAGTACACAAAAGAAATGATTAAAAAATTATAATATGGCAGCATTTACAACAATAGCAATGGCCACAGTGGCAGTAGGGGGCGCTGTATATAAAGGAGTTCAAGCAGGTAGTGCTGCTAGTGCAGCAGCAGCAGCAGCAGGTGATCTTAGAGTTCAACAAGCAGAACTAGAAAAAGAAGCTGTAGCTCGTTTAGAGCAAGATTTCTTTGAAGGCGTTAGAGCCAATACAGATATATACGACAAAGCTTTAGAGATGTCTAATGTAAAGGGTGCTGAACTCGTGCAGGCTGCTCAAGAAGGAGACCAAAGAGGTGTTGCGGCTACAGCAGGAAAAGTGAAGGCAATAGAGCAAGCTGGATTGAGTGCTTTGTCAGATCAATTTTCTAAAGAAAAACTAGAAATAGATTTAAATAGAGCGAAGGCAAATGAGATGTCAGCTGCTGAGATAGCTGCTCTTAAAGGAGACCAAGCAGCAGCAGCAGGTCTTAGGTCAGATGCTTTAATGGCTCAATCTGATAAACTAAAAGGAGATGCTGTTGGAAACTTTATTCAAGCTGCTAATTCAGCCATAACCTATGGTGTTGATATATCAAAAGAGATATCAGCAGGAAAAGATCAAGAAGCAATAGATTTATTAGTTTCAAGTGGAAAGTCGTTAGGAGATGCTCAAACAATTGTAGCAAATGCATCTAAAGCTGCTAGACGAGATTATATGGGTGGAAACGCAAACGCATTTGGAACTGCTCCAACTCCGATACTTGAAGGACAGTTTAATCAATTTACACCTGTTAATGATTTTAAAAGTATAGACACTTCATTAGATTTTAATTCAAATTCAAACCCATTTTTAAATCCATCAGGAATGAAAAATTTCTTTCCAGGTCTTGATACTAAAAATATCTTCAACACAGACTATACAAGTATGAAAAATAACCAGGTTTATGATGATTTTATGAAAACGTTTGAATATCAACAAGGAAGAGGGATATAACAATATAATTAACAAGATATGGGTAGTGCATTAGACGCAGCTAAGTTTTCAATATCGCAGGGATTTACAGGTGTAAGTGACCCTTCGTCAACATTTTCAGCAATTGATAAAGGAATTAAGGACCTTACTGATTGGCAAACAAAAAGAAAAGAAGATAAGGAAAAGCTAGAAACCGATACTGCTACAAAATATAGAGAAGCAGAAAAGCAAGCATATGAGAACTTACCTTCTGGTAAAAATGCTCAGGCTCAGATACTAAGTGGTTTAGAGGAATATAAAGAAAGACTTTACACCAACATGAAGCTAGTTCAAAGAGGTGTTATAGGAGCTAATGATAATCTTATATTTAGAGAGAATGGTACTCAAAGTTTTAACATTCTTTCAGACATAGTAAAAGATTACGACAAACAAAGAGAAGAATACATAAAAGGAGCTGAAGGATATATTGATGAGAAAACAGGGGAACGTGTAGAACCAATATATGGTTCAGTAGCAGCGGCATTGCAAGATATGCAGACTCAGATAGGAAACCCTGAATTCACCAAGCTTGGATTTGATTCAAAAGGGAATGGTACTATTACTTTTTATGAAACAAAAATAAATGAACAAACTAGCACTAGAGAGCTTGTTCTTGATAAGAATGGAAATCCTATTCCTCAAAAGGGGTTAGATGGGGTTAACTTAATAGCCTACAAAAATGGACGTAACCAAACTGCATTAAGAGTTAACTTAGACCAGAGAACTAGAGACTTGGTTGGAAAAGACAGTCTTTTAGGTAAAAAATACCAAACAATGATATCTCAGGGCGGCATGGTAGGTGTTGTTATAGATGATATTCGTGGTAAAGATGGTAAACAAGTTAAGTCTTTAATTACTAATGCAGCAGGTAATTTAATTACTAATGTCGCTGAAATGGCTAGTGTGTTATCTGATAATGGAGAAAACCAATCACAAGTTTTAAATGATAGAATGTGGGGTGAGGCAAAGAGAAATGGTGCTGACATGGATGAAAAGATACCATACGACTATGTTGATCTTGAGACTGGTGAGTTAAAACAAGGCATGAAGAGTAAGTATATCAAGCTAAAGACAGCTAATAACAATCAAATGGTTCCTATACTTAGTGAAGAAGATAGGTTAGCTGCCGAAAGGATAGCTCAATTTTCTGTATACAACTCATTAGAAAGAGGA